TGTAGCGCGACACGAAGTTTTGCAGTGTGTGACAGCAATAGTTGCAGCAGCGCGGTTTTCTACGTTTTGATCGTATGAGGCTTTAATCGCTGCCCTTCATAGCGTGGGCGGCGACTTGAGCTGCGCCTGTGTAGGACAGGTGATCGTCGTCGTAGTATATCGGAACGCCAGACCGTTCGATCTCACACCACTCTTCGCCGCAGAAAGCGTCAGCCCAGAATGATAGGAAGCGGACCCCATCCCTCCCCGCGATCAAATCCGCAATAAGCCTATCCGCGACACCAGCACGAAGCTCGACACTCTCGCGCCGAATGCCGCGAGGTGCTTCAATCCCGGCATATCGTGCCATCGCAACGGTATGGGGGACATCGAATCCAGGTTCCGGCACCGAGCCGACTATGATGATTTCAAGCCCCATAGCCGACAGACGATCCAGCGTTCGGGACAATGAACGTTCAAACACCGCCGCATTCTCCTCAACGGAGGTTGCAGTGGTCTGATCGTCCACCAGCCAGGTGCGGTTGGAACCGCCGCTCTCCGGCAACCAGCCTGTCATCTGAAAAGGCCACCGGCCCGCCAGAACGATGGTTTGCAGGTCGGGGTTATCCACAATGTCGTTCCAGACCGCAGCCTTGAAGCTGTCGCAACTTGCCTGCTCGGGGTGATTGAGTAGCCGCGCACCCTCAAGCAGCGGGCAGGCTCCAGCCCAGTAAAGCGTCCCGGCAGCATCGCCCATGATGCCGGACTCTTCGACCGCAGGCCGAATGGCGGCGGCATGGCTGTCACCAACAATCACATAGGACACTCGCGCATCGGGGTTTCCAAAACGGCACTCCGACCGATCTTCCAGTTGAGAGCACACAGTGCGGAGTGGGTCGATATCATCGGCTGCGGCCAGCGCGATCCGGGCAGGCTCGGACAGACGGCCCGGAAAGCCCGACATCGCTACCGAGAACCCGGCGATGACCAGTACCGCCAGCGACCCACCTCCAAGGAGCGACAGCATCCGATTGCCGGTCATCGACTGTCGATCACGAAACGGCTGCTCGACAAAGCGCCACGACAACCACGCAAGACCGAAGGTGACCGCAATGGCCGCTGTCGCGATGCCAGGGTCAAGGTGGATACTGGCGGTCCGCACCCGCAGCGCGGCGAGCACGGGCCAGTGCCAGAGATAGAGCGAGTAGGACAACAGGCCGATGAATACCATCGGTCGGGCGGAGAGGATGCGACTTGCGACCCAAGACTGACCATCGGCGTGGATGACCATCGCCGCGCCCAGGCACGGGATCAGCGCGACCCATCCGGGGAACACCATGTCGCTGCGGATCCAGAACAGCGAGAACAGGATCATGGCAACGCCGAGCGCAGGGACCACTTCACGCAGCACAGCGCCGCTGATCCTCGGTACAGCCCCGGCCGCGATCACCGCGCCGATGGCCAATTCCCACGCCCGCGCTGGCAGCAGGTAATAGGCGACCGAAGGCTTGTTGATCGACAGCCAGAGACCGGTTCCGAAAGCTGCCACCGTGCCGAGCACGATGACCCATTTCACTGGCAGGCGCAGCTTCCAGACCGCCAGCAGGATCACCGGGAAGATCAGATAGAATTGCTCCTCCACCGCCAGCGACCAGGTATGCAGAAGGGGCATGAACTCGGCCGTGGGCGCGAAATAGCCCGATTCACGCCAGAAGTAGAAGTTTGACACCGAGAGCAATGCCGCGATCCCGGATTCGGCCGCGCCCTGTGCCTGATCCGGCAGCGCGATCACCTGGAACATCGCTACCGTCACCAGCAGCATGACCAGCAGCGCGGGGATGATCCGCCGCAGGCGGCGCTCGTAGAAGCGCAGGAACGAGAACTCGCCCGCCTGCACCTCCCGCAGGATGATTGAGGAGATCAGATAGCCGCTGATGACGAAGAAGATATCGACACCCACGAACCCGCCGGGCAGCCATGATGCCCCCGCGTGGAACAGGATCACAGGCACGACCGCAAGGGTCCGCAGGCCGTCGATTTCTGGGCGGTAGGTCAGGTTCATAATTAAACGTCCGGCTATAGAATCATGCGTTTCTTAGCATGGGCCGGTGGCTTTCAAAGCCACTGGTTGGCCATCAACAGCAGTTCATCATCGGTCAGCAGCCGATTGTAGATGATGCAGTGCGTGATGATGCCGCCCAGCCGCCCCGGCGCATTCGCATATGGGGTCGCACCGCCCAGCAGGATTTCGGAAGGGGCACCGAACAGCGTGCCGAGGCCGCTGGCCGAGTTCACCTGTCCGTAGGAGGCAATTTTGAGGGCGTTGCCGCGTCCAGAAATCCCGAGCGCGGTCACGAAGCTGGCGCGCCAGTTCCCGACGACATTGAAGCGGCCGGTCCCGGCGCCCCAAGTGGTTGTGTCGGGGTAAGTCCAAACGCCGTCCGTGCCTCCGCCCCCTCCTTTGGGCCGGCTGGAGATCAGCACCGCTCCACCCAGAGGCGCAGCAGACTGTATCGCAATCGGGGCGAAAGCCCTGTTGTCGACGTCAAAATCGCTCATGAAGATACTTCGGGTGACAATGGTGCCGGTGCCGCCCGACAACAGGCCCTTGATCGGTGATTTGAGGCTGACGTTTTCCATGGCCACAGAACCGCCGTAACCGGCAAACGGTGAAGCAAAAGATCCGCCCATCGCCAATTCGACTTGGACGTCCTCAGCCCCACCAGACACCTCCAGCGATGCCGAAATCGCGCTGGAGGTCGATCTTGTATACCTCTTGAAAGTGCGACCGCCTGATACCGTTGTCTGTGCCAGCGTCAGTTCCGCAGCAGTAAGTGCGGCGGATCCGCTCCTGTAAGACAAAATGACCGCTTCGCTTGCCCCGGGGATGGTCACGCTGCCGGAACTCGCCGATGCCGCGAAGTTGGTTCTGCCCTGCAAAACCATCAGCCCCTCGGTGTCGTGATCGGCCAGATAGTGACGCCGAGGAACATTCGCACCAACCGCCCGCATCACGCCATCGCGGAGGCGATAGGGCGCGACAGACGCTCGGCTGACAGCGACGACATCATTCAGCGCGTAGTCTATCCGGGCGCCGCCGCTGATCCGGTAATACTCGTCACGGCCAAAATCGAGCATAGCCACGAAATCTGCCGGACCGCTGTTGCCGTGGACATTGCCGACATTGCCGCTGCTGCGCACGTTGGATTTGAGTGTCAGGGTCATGTGTCACCTCACAGGCTGTTCAGATTGACCCAGTTGGTCGCTTCCGAATGGAAGACGGGAACCATCCCGGGTGGAAGCGGATAGGCGTATACATCCCAGCAGACGCGCAGCCGCAGACTGGCTCCGGTTTCCGAGAACTGCGGCACAAAGCTGCCTTTGTATGCGTATTCAGGGTCTGGGCTGATCAGCGCCGTTCCCAGATCCCAGACCGTGCCGTCACCAGACAGGCCGAGATACAGATTCTGACGGTTGTTCGCGAGGATGGCGAACCTGTCACCCAACCATTTGACCTCGATATGCCAGACCAGAACCCCGAACCGGCTCTGAAAATTGTCGCTGCCGACCAGTGTCCAAGGCCCGTAGGCACTGGGGCCGGTGTAATGGGCGACAGCCCCGTCACTCGGGACAACCCACAGCCGCCAAAGATCAGCCGCAGGATCGTAGAGAATGGATGGCGACAGCCAGCCGGACCCACCCATCGGCACAGATCTGATCGCTGTCCAGTTCACACCGTCCCATGTCGAGCGATAGTGGTATGTGACCGTCGCTGGCGATCCGCCCAGTTCCCGCCAGAAGCAGATCAGCGCCCCGCCGCGCGGGTCGTAGGTAAAGGCGATATCGCTGTTGTAGCCCGTGTTGTTGCCGGGGGGATGGCCGAGCGGTTGCGGGAAGTCCGGCAGCAGATCAAAGCGGCGCAGGTCGTTCGAGCCATAGATGATCGGATTTTCCTCCCAGGGGATGGCGTTGCGATGCGGTGTCTCCCCTAGGAGATACCGATAGCCGAGCAGCGGTCGCCGCATCTCCAGAAGGTAGGGATGAACCATCCCGCCGAGGCCGTTGGGGCTGTCGAGCCAGATCCCGGCACCGACAGAGCATGAGAAGGCATTAATTATGCCGTCCGGCACATCGTAGCGATTTGGCACCAGCAGCGCGGGCGGGTCGATAAAGGGCAGGCCTTCGGTCCGCAGATGCGCCGTGAGGGGATGGATCAGATCGTGAAGCGCATCGCGCGCCGTGGGAAATCGCCGTTCCGGCGACAGCGGCTGCCCGATTGCCCCCTGCAACGACCCCGCCAGACCAGGAATATAGACGGCTCCGCGCCGATCTTGCCGGAGGGTTACATTCCCAGAAGCGTCTTCGACCTGAAACACATCGTGCGGCGCTTGCCCCGCGCCAACACCCGACCGCTCATCCGCCGCGCGGATCGCCTGCTGGACCGAACGCCCCGCCAGCCCAGGCAGGTATTGTTCGCCAGCGGCATCGGTCCGGCGCAGGATCGCGCCGACCTGATCCGACAGTGTTTCGGCGTCATCTGCCGAGGGGTCCGTCTTTACCGGCAATAGACGCACTTCGGAGGCAAGAGACTCACGTGCGGCAACCTCTGCGGCAAGAGCGGAATGATCGGCTTTCACCGCGAGCGCCGCAACCGATGGCGCCGCGAGGATCAGCGTTGCGACGGGTCCGGCATCATGACGGTAGATGCGATAGGCCACGTCAGGATCGCTGCTGCGGACCCTGAACTGCGCCCCGACGACAGTTCCCGCAAGCCCCGCCCCGGTCGAGGCAAACACATCACCATCGACCTCGATCTGATCAATGCGCGCCGCCTGCTCCAGCAGGGCCGCTGCAACGGGGCCGGAGGCAGCGAGCTGTGCCCCCAAAGCCGCGAGCGTCTGGAGATAGGTGTTTCCGCCCCGGTTCACGACCAGAGAATCAGCCACGGCGGTCGGGGTCAGGTTCGGGGTGGTGACGCCTGCGGTCATCTGCTCTCTCCGTCTGGGGCAACGGAGAGAGCGTTACGCGCGCGCGCGAGGACGCGGCCGTGGGATGCTGTTTCGGGGGATCAGATGACCGTGACGGCGAACGGCCCGCTGACCGGGCCGGGGACGCCATCCGCATTCTGCGGCTCGATCCAGATGTAATGGGTTCCGGGCGCGAGGCAAGCTGCGGTTTCCAGATAGGCGATCACGTCATCGACTGCCCCGTCGAATGGGCTGTCGGCGACGAACTCGATCCGGTTGTTGCCGCTGACCGCCTGGATGCGATCCCTGTGCGATCCGTTGGCCGACACGGTGGCGCCCGGCCGGTCCGATCCGCCGGAGAGGCGCGGCGTGAGGGTGCCCGAGGCGCGATCCGAGACCGAGAACCCGAGCCGATACCACTTTCCGGCCTCGAAGCCTCGGTCCTGGCCGATGGCATCGGCTGTCCCGGGTGTATGGGTGGCGCGGCCCGAGGCGATGGCCCAACCGGCATCCAGATCCCAGGCGGCAGGATTGTCCATCGATCCGCCATTGATCAGGTTCGAGCGGGTTGTGTCGCCCAGCGCAAAGCTGAAGCTCTGCATCGGCGTCACCGGGTGGGGTGCCCCGACAGCATCGGCGCCCCGGTCGAGAACGGCCGAGGTCGAGCGGTAGAGCTGGATCCGGGAAGTGTTGCCATCGGCGCCAGTGGCAAGCTGGATCAGCGCCCCGCCCAGCAGGGTCGAGATCGAGATCGCATCATTGTCGAGGGCAGCGGGGATCGGTGCATCGCCTGCACCAACCGTCAGCGTCACCGGATCGGTCCACGGTCCAGCGACACCTGCCCAGGACACCGACTGCGCCCGCAGTTGCACCGTGTCGTCCTGGTCGTAGGCCGAGATTCCCCCACCGCCATTCGCGGCCGGGATCAGACTTTCGGTCCAGCCGCCGGAGGTGCCGAGGCGATGGCCGACGCGGAAGGATGCCGCGCCGATGTTGCCGCTGCCCGGCACGATCAGGTAGCTGATCAAGCCGGTTTTATCGGTGCCGGAAACACCGGAGCTGATCCCGGTGAAGCGCGGGGCAGTCGGCTGGAGCAGGTTCTCATCGATCTCTTCGCCGACCCGGCTTGACCATGCCGGGATCTCGGCCGCGTCTGTCAGCGTGTCGATGATCGGCGCCGCATCGACAGCCCGGATGATCTGGCATTGATCCTCGGTCGCCTCGATATGCGTCACGACCACCGCATAGCTGTCGGTTCCCATTTCCCCGAAGTGCACCAGATCACCCGCCATCGGCACAGGGCCGCTGCCGCTGAGCGTCAGAAGACCAGTCTCCCCGGGCTGGGTCTGCACGGGGCGCACCAGAGAGGTGCCGACTGTGTCGGTGGCATCCGAATAGACCCGGAAGCGCAAGGCATAGCTGCCGCCCGGAACCATGGTCACCAGTTCGTCCAGCTCCAGCAGATTGCCCGAGACGCCACGCACCCGGCCCGCCCACTGGGTTCGGGACAGCACCTCATGGCTGAGCATCACCGCATCGCCCCGGGTTGCCACCCGGAGCGCGCCTTCCTGCGTGGCCTCATAGACATCCGGGCGATACTCGGCCTCGAAGAAGCGGCGCAGGCCTTCACGATAGACCACCTCGGGATCGGTGATGCCGGGAAGCTCCAGCGTCTCGGTCAGGGTGATATCGCCGGTATAGCCCGGGCGGCGAATGACCCGCTGGGCTTCCTTGAAATCGTTTCCCTCGTCCTGGAATTTGCAGATCCATGCATGGGGCCGCTCGACATAGGCCCGCCGCGCCGAGAACGACCACGAGTTGCGCGAGTTGACGTGATCCACGATCAGCGCCGCAGGGCGGTCGATCACCACGCCCCATTTCACGCCGTCATGACGGGGCGAGGCGCGCCCGGCGGCTGCAACCTCGGTCAGCACCTCGCGCAGGCTGGTGCCTGCCTGGTCCTGGACGCGGTTGTAGTGCAAGCCCTTCAGGCGGCAGAAATCGTGCCAGTCGATCAGCTGTTCGAGGTCGATTGCGGCATCGGTCGCTGGCTTCGGGTTTGCCGGGCATTGCAGGACGTAACGATAGAGGCTGGCCGGGTTCGAGGTCGGCCGCGTGATCCATGTCTGGCTGGCATGGTCCCAATCGGGGCAGATGCGTTTGGCGAGAGCCGAGAAGTTGTCCAGCGCCCCGCTGAGCTGATGGGTGGCCTTCACCCGGACCGCCACCAGCGCTAGCGGGTGGCTGTAGTTCAGGGGATACTCGGGTCGCAGCGTCTGAAGCGCTGCCAAGACCGTGCGCTGCTGGATTTTGCTGTCGTCTGTTTCATCGGTCAGGATGGTCAGACGCACCTGCCAGCGACCGCGCGACGGGAACTGCCAGCTGTGTTGGCGATAGAACGCCTCGGCTTTCTTGGCGGAGATCCTGAGCGTGGTGACCGGCTGCCATTCCTCGGCCTGGACCAGACGCTGTTCGATCCGAACCGATACATTGTGCTGGCGCTTCTTGCCCTCGTCATTGAAACGGACAAGCCCGCCGGGGAAGGCGATGATCACCGAGGCCCCGGCGGCATCGGCGCCGGTGGTGCGAACAACCGGCGTCTCTTCGGCGGGCTGTCCGCTGATCACCTCGCCCAGATCATCGCGCGGCAGAGGTCGCGTCAGCTCGACCCCGATGCTCTCCTCGACAATCTGGCGCGGCATCAGGCTGATGGGCAGATCGCCCGGCAGGCCTTGGCGGACCTCGATCTCCACCTCGTCATATTCGGCGATGGATGTATCGCCGATGCGGAAATCCGACAGATCGAGCGGGCCTTCCCCGAAATTGAATACCGCCCGAACATACTGCCAGTCTCCGGCAATTTCGGTATGGCTGCGGGCCGCAAAAGGCGGTGCATATCGGATCTGGCCCAGAACCACCGGGACCGCCCCGTCAGGATCAAGCCGGTTGCGCCAGCCCGAGATGCTGTAACTCTGGCGGCGCTCGTCATCGGGTTTGACCGGCGGGATCAACGCATTGATGAGCAGGCTGCCCAGCAGATTGACCCCCATGGTGATGACGGCGCCCCATGTGGCGGCGGACAGACCGAACGTGCCAGCCAGCATCGGCGCGAAATAGGCTCCGAGCGCCACGGCGGCGATGGCGACCACGATGGACAGGACGGCGCGCAGAGCGCCTTTTCCGGGGACAAGCCGGATCACCACCCGGATCCCCGGCCGGGGCCGGACCCTGTGCCAACGCTCGGGCAGGATCACGGCCGAGCCATGGGGGCTGACCAGCGTCACCCGGGCGCGGGCCTGATCGGCGGGCGTGGCGCCGGGCAGCGCTGTGGCCACGATCTCGGCCACGGTCAGGCCCTCGGGCAGCGTCAGTTCGATCCGGGCCGAACCGGGGTCGATGGCGGGGGCGGCAAGGACGGGGATGCCGGTCATCGCGCCGACCGGGAGATCAGTTGAACAGGGCGTTCAACAGCCTTTGAAACGTGCCTGTAATGCCCCGCAAAGCGGTGCTTGTAGGGGCCATCTTCGTAGGTCTGAACCTTCGCCTGATCATCGGCCACCATGTGGATCATGATGCCGTGGCGGATGACTATCCCGAGATGGGCCGAGAACCGGCCGCGTCTGAACACCGCGACATCGAAGGCCAGCGCCGCGCCGGACACCGGCACCCAGAGCGGCGAGACGGCCGCGCCCGAAATCAGCGCCGCGATCTCGCCATGTTCCTCGGCCGAGGCGTAATCGCCCAGGTATTCCGGCAGAGTGATGCCCAGCTCTTCCTGATAGATGATACAGGCCAGCCCCCAGCAATCGCAGCCTTCCCGGTCGCGGCCGAATTCTACGTAAGGGATGCCGATGAAACGATCAGACCAGCTCATGCGTGAAGCCCCGGAAAGTTGAGCCGGGTCATGCGCCCCGGCGGAAAGGGTTCGAGTTCCACCTCGTCCCGGCTGATCGACAGGACGATCTCGCCAGCGGTGATGTCGGCTGACACGAGTTGCAGCCCGGTCCATTCGCCCTCGATCAAATCCGGGCTGTCCGCCAGAACCACGGCAAGGCTGACCTGTGCCGGATCGGTAAAGGACCGGACCAGCTCGACCATCTCGGCATCAAGGTTTTCCAGAGCGATCTGCGCGGTTGCGGGAGCATCCTCGGCATCGCCGGGCAGCACGGCGGAAGCCACCACCCAGAGGTAAGGGTCGGTGACAGGGTTCGCGCCGCGCCAGTTCGAGCGGGTGCCATACATCAGCGGATCGTCCGAAAGCCGCTCGGTGTTGTCGGTCGAGAGCCGGATCGGGGCGTCCAGTTCGGGATGCTCGATCAGGATCAGCGCAACCTCGATCTCGGCCGAGCCTTCTGCATCCTGCGCGAGACGGGCATTCAGCGACATCCGCCTCATGGCATCACCACGATGCTGAAGGTCTTTCTGAACTCGACACCCTGCACTGCCTCGGCAGGCATCTGGTCGCCCCAGGCGCAGAGCCAGCGCCCGCCCAGAAGGATCGCTGCGCCGCCCGAGGTCAGAAGCGGAGTGCCGTCCGCCGCCAGCAGCGGCCAACCTTCCGTGGTGGGGTCCGGCATGTAGAAGAGCCGCGCGCCTTCAGCGCAATCGTCATGGAAGAAGCGGTCAAAGATCGCCTTTCCATTGCGCGACAGGACAACGGACAGGGTGACCATCTTCGCGGCCGAGGAGAACCGCCGCCGGTAGCGCGGCGGGCCTGCCTCTGACTGGGTCTTGCGGCGGGCATCCTGCGGGGTCAACTGCCATGTCGGCCGTTCCGGGCGCGGCAGATCGGCGGGCCAGATCTGGATCATGACCGCCGCCTTGTCGGCCTGCCGACGCCATAGACCTGTTTCATGTTGCGCGCGGCCTTGCCGCCCGGGGTGGCGAGACCATCGCCGACGACATCGGAGATCACGAAGCGCTGCTGACGCTGGCCGCGCGCATCGGTGGTTTCCTCGACCTCCAGATCGACCTGCCGCGAGGTGTTGTTCACCAGAACCGGCTGCAACTGGATCACAGAGGCCGGGGCGTTCGCCGCGACCGGCGGTCGCGAGGTGAGGATTGAGCGTGTCAGCTCTGCATCCATGATCCGGCTGGGGCCAGTGAACTCCAGCTCGGGGCCATTTTCGCCGACGATCCGCAGGCCGCCCCGGTGATCGCCGCCCGCCGCGAAGCCCGGAATGCCCAACGAACCGGCGATCCCGGAAGCGATAGTGCCAAGGAACCCCATGAGGCCTCCCTGACCGCCACCGGTCGCCAGCCCGTTCAGGCCCTGCGCCAGTGCATTGCCGAACACGTCGAACCCGTTGCCCAGCGTCCCGAGATTGGCGGTCGCATCGGTCGCGGTGGTGCCGAACCGTGCGAGAGCTGCTTCAGCCCCTCCAAGCCGACCTGCCCAATTATGCGCCCCAGTCGGATCGGAAGCTGACCAGCCTTGCGGACGTTCAAAGCCGACAAAGGCTGTGGTCGCGTCCTGAACGTTCGACGAAGCCAACAGGCGCTGAAGAACGCCATTCTCGGACGTTAGCAGTTCCTGCCAGACATATTCGAGCTGTGCGTTGACGTTGCCGAGTCCCGCCTGACCGCCAACCGCAGACAAGAGGCCCTGGCCGCGCCCGGCATGGTGCTGGAACAGGCCGAACGATGTGCCACCATCGCCCACTGCCAGCGGGTTGAAGGCACTCTCGGCCTGCACATTGCCCATGATCGCCGCAATCTGATGCGGCTGAAGGCCCTTGCCCGCGAAGAAACTCCAGATCTGCTGCTGGACGCCCGCAGACCCTGACAGGCCGCCGGGCAGGTTTGCTGCGCCGGTGCCGGTCGCGCCCGCCATGAACGACAGGGCGCCGGGTCCGGCGATGGTGACATTGGCGGCGGTGACCTGCATGGAGCCGACCGACGATCCCATGCTCGACATTGTCGCGGTCAGCGGATCGGCCTGTCCGGTCAACCGCCCCCAGATGCCTCCCAGCCCGCCGACATCCTGAATGGTGCCGTAGTTCGTTCCGAGCAGAGCGTTCTTCAGCGGGTTGGTCACTGCGAGCTGGGTGAACATGCCCGCAATCTCGCCCGCGAGGGCTTCGAGCGCGCCCTCGACATCGCCGCCCATCAGCTTTTCGGTGATGCTGTCAATCGCGGTCTCGGCCGAGGACTGGACCTTCTGCCACGCCTCCTGCTGGCGCTCCAGCGTCCGGGTGAGCGTGACCTCCTCCATTGCGGCAGCCCGGATTTCCCCGGCGCGAGCGCTGGCAAGATCGATGCCTTCGCGGATCATGTCGCGTTCGGCCTGCCAGAGCGCGATCACCCGGGTGCGGACCTCCTCATTCTGCCCCAGCAGCCCCTGCTCAAGGCGCAGCCGCTCGATCCGCTCCTGCTGGCCGCGCAGGTAATCCCGCCCGGCCGCGAGGGATCCGAACGGGTCGGCCGAGGCAAGACCACGCGCAGCTTCCCATGCCGCGCGCAGTTCCTCCTTTACGGCCTCCGTCACCTGCAACGTCGCGAGGGTGGCCTCGAAGGCCCGGCGCTCGGCTGCAATTTGCAGCTCTTTCACCTGAAGGCTGTCTTCGCCATGGGCAAGGATCGCCGCATTGATGGCGGCCTCCTCGCGCAGATCGGCGAGCATGTCGCCCGCCGTCCGTTGGGCCGTGGCTTCGCGGATGGCGCGCGCGCGATCACGTTCGGCACCGGCAAGCGACAGGGCCATATCGATCAGCAGCGGCCCCATACCGAGTTCTTCGAGGCGGGCGCGCAGAACCTCGTCTGCATGGCGCCCCCGGATTTCCTCGACCTCGGCCGCATCCTCCCCATATTGAAGAATGGCCCGCGACAGCTCCTCCTGCCGCCGCATGTCGGTGAACACCGCCGTCATGGCCTGCTGACGTTCACGGGCGGCAAGCGCGCCCTCGGCAGCCTGCGCCGCCTCAAGCTCCGCCATCGCCCGCTGTTCTTCGGCGCTACCCTGCAAAACGCCCATTTCTTCCAGGCGGATGCGCAGTGCTTCACGGGCATGGCGGTTGCGGAGCGCCTCAACCTCGGCCGAGTTCTCGCCATGCTGAAGCACCGCCTGCGCCAGTTCGGCCTGCTGGGCATAGCCACGGACCATCTGGTCAATCTGGTGGCTGATCGCCTCGGCCCGGGCGCTGCCGTTCCAGAAGGCTTCGACTTCCGCGATCTTGACGCCCGTCTGCATCAGGTCGAGGAGCAGCTTTCGAGCTTCTTCCGACATGTCAGAGAACGGGCCGCCGCCCGCCATTGCGGCTTGCAGATCCCGGATGCCGGTAAGGACACCATCGACATCACCTGCCCGGGCCAGTTCTCCAATGGCATCGGTTCTGCTGGTGAAATCGTCATATGTGTTGGCGACACCGAGTGCGGCGTAGTTGGAGGCTTCGTTCACCTCGGGCTGCATAGCGGCAGCAGTGTTGTAGCCGCCCGCCGATGCTGCAAAGCCAGCAACAAGGCTGCGGGTAATAAACTGTCCCCAGCTCTCCTCTATTTCTTTGCTGAGGAAGCTGTCGATCACGGCCTCAAGCTGTTTCAGCTCCGCCGCACGGTCGAGTTCCAGCATGCCCTGCGCGAGCGCCCGCACCTCGCCGGTCAGGTTGCCGAAGGTTTCGCTGAGCCGGGTGTTGCCCAGAAGATCGAGGTTGGATTTCATCCGGCCAAGGGTGTCGTTCAGATCGTCAAGCCGATCCTCGAAGGTCTTGGTTTCGCCGCCAAGGCTCATCAGCCACTGCACACCGGCGGCGCCGAAGGCAATGATGCCGATGGTTGCGAGGCTGATCGGGTTCAGCATGGCGAGGAAACTGGTGCCGATGGCGCGGAGCGCCGTGGTGCCCCCGCCCAAAGTCATCAGCATCTGGCTGACCTGTGTGCCTTGCTGCATGGCGAGCTGCATCGGGTTCTGCCCGGCCGCCATCATCACCGCGATGTCGTTCCACTGGGCGAAAAGGTTGGCATTCGCCGCCGTGGCCGCGCCGGTCGCCTGGGCAGTGCCTCGCATGGCATTGTTCATCGGCGCGATGGTCTGTGCGGCCCGATCCCGCGCCGCAGCCGCCTCACTCGCGGAAATCGCCCCCATCCGCTCGGCATCGGCGATGTCGCGGAGCGCCATCTCATACTGGCGGGAGGCTGCGAACAGCGGGTTGAACCGGGCGCGGACCTCGTCCAGTTCGGCCTTGAGGTTGGCGGCCTCGCGCTGTTCCGCGCGCATTGCCTCGACCTGATCCTTGACGCTGCGGGTCAGACCGGAAGCCGCGTTCTGCACCCCGGCCATGGCGGTGGCATTGCGTCCGAGCTGGGCCGACAGGCTGATCGACTGGCCGACCGTAGCTGTCACCGCCTGGTTGAGCGCACCGACCTGCGGGGCGGCGCCCTGGGCGGCAGCGCCGGTTTGCCCGATGGCACTTCCTGCGGCGCTGGCCTTCCGACCGGCCTCTTCGGCGGCAGACCCGAGCGTCCGCAGATCCCCGCCGGTCGCGGTCATCTCGCGCCGGGCCTGATCGGCCAGAAACCGAAGGATGATCGATGCGCTGAGATCGCCGCCGGTGGCCATGTCACCTGTCCTTGTTGAGTTCGTCCAGCGCGCCCGCCTCGATCAGCCGCAGATCGGCCCAGATTTCGGGGGTCACCGTGATCCCGGCAAAATCAAGCCCCGCGCTGACAGAGGCATAATCGAGGCCGATCCAGCGGGTTTCCCCCATGCCATGCGGGCGGGTGCGCCATTGGCCCGAGACCGCGAGGAAGGCGACAAGGGCGGGCACATGCTCTTCCCAGATACCGTCCTGCAACTGCCGGTCACCCCAGCCCTCGGGCAGATCGATGCCCCAGCGGGCGGCATCCTCTTCGGCCTCCTGCGGGGCGGAACCATCCAGTTCGCCCCGCACCCAGGCGGCACCCGCCGCCTTCAGTTTCCCCGGCGCGCGCCCAGCATCGCGGCATTGTAAGACTGGATCACGGCCATGCGGATGAACGGCACGTCCAGCAGGTCGTCCCGGATCGCATTGTTGAACGAGACCGGCTCACCATCCTCGCCGATCACGCCTTCCCAGCCGATCAGGATCGTGCGCAGCCAGTCATTGGTGCCGGTGACCGAGACCAGATCGAAAGCCTCGGCCTCGCTGACGGTCAGGGCCTTGAACCGGGCCGTGAAGCTGGCGTCGGAATGGCCGCCCTCTGCGGGCACCTGGACTTTGACGGTGGCGGTGAACTCGGGGTTCTTGACGATCTTCAGCATGGGATGACTTTCCGGCTCTTGGCCTGATTTCGGGGTTTTGAGGTGGCGATCCGGTCTGGATCAGGTGAGGGTCAGCACCCACTGGTCGTTGCCGGTTACCGGCAGCGGAATCATGCGCAGCGGCCATTCCTTGATGTTCTGCTGGTTCTCCAGCGACTGCGGACGCTGCATCTGGGCGGCGGGCACCGTGAGCGAGGCAATGAACCCGGCGGCGGTGCCGTGGGTCAGCGCCAGCGCGGCGGCGGTCTGGCTTTCGGCAAGGGTGAAGGGGTCGAGCGCGGTCAGAGGCACGGCCTCGACCGTGGTTTCGATGGTTTCGGCCTTGTCGGTGATCAGCACGCTTTCCGATCCGATCAGGAACCGGGTTTCGACCGCGTTGCCGAAGTTCAGCGCGAAGCTGCGCATGACGAGCGGCACGGCATTGTAGGTAAAGACCGGGGTGTTCGCGGTGGTGCCGACCTTCGGCTTGTTCGCAAGCTGGCTGGTCAGGGTCGGCGAGACCTGAGGAACCTCGGTCGGCTTGCGGAAGAGGCCCGTGAACTCGAATTCCAGATAGGGAATGCCCTGGGCATTGACCCGCAGGGTGCAGGTGCCGCGCGCGCCGACCAGTTTGTACTGGGTGTTGGCGATCCAGAGGTAGAGCGTCAGCGACTCATGCGCATCCGTGACCGGGTTGTAGGCGACCGATGTCGTCGCGGTGATGACCTCGGCAATGGCGCAGCCGCGCATCAGAACGCCCCAGGCAGGCGGTGTGCCGGGCGTACCCGAAGGCGTCAGTTCGACGCGGAAGGCCAGCCGGGCATGCAACTCGGTCGGGATCGAGGGCTGCGCCCCCAGATACGGCAGTTCCAGATTGCGGCTGACATCCTGCCCTTCCATCGGCGTCAGGCGGACTTCGGTCGCGAGGATCGCATTCAGCGCGCCGGTCGGGGTCGGGTCGGTGCCATAGGTGGCCTCGATCTTTGCGAGGAGAACCTTGGATTTCCACTTCAACGGCATGTCAGGCCTCCTTCACAGGCTGTTTCACGGGCTTGCCCGCCGGTTTTTCTTCGGTGGCGGCGGGCGCATCCGGCTCGACATCGGACGGTGCCGGTTGCAATGCACCGGTCGCCTGGTCGCGGAGATAGCTGCCACCCGCGCCGGGCAGTGTGGTTTCGGGTTTGCCGGTCATGGGCTGGTCCTCAGCTGGTCTTGCAGGGTGAAGTTCAACTCGTAGATCGCGACCCCGCGCGCGAAGCTGGCAAGAGCCGCGCGGCGGAAGACGAAGACGCCGACCGTGTCCTCATCCGGGGTCCAGCCCGCGAGCGCGTTGGCGATTTCGGTGATGAGCGGCAGAACCTCGTCCAGCGCCGCGCGCTCGCCCAGCGGATCATGGGCGCGCAGGCTCAACACCACGGCAAAGCCGAAATCGAAGGACTGGACATAGGCGCCGGTCATCGCCTCGCCATCGCTGCGACCCGTCAGCCCGGTCGGCAGGACATGCGCGCAGGGGGTGACGTTCGGAACGGCGTCTGACTTCATCAGCGCGGCCAGGGCCGCAGCGCCGTAGACACGCTCCTTCAAAGACGGAACCTCGGTCTTCAGGCGGGAGATCACTTCTGGCGTCATTGCAGCACCGCGATGATCGCGCCGTAATGCAGGCGCACCAGTTCGCCGATCTCTGTCTGCTCTTCGTCCGAGATCCCGAGATAGGGCCGTGCCGGGATATCGCCCCAGGGCGACAGCACCGTCATGTCGCGGCCGTTCTTGTCCGAGCCGACCCAGACCCCGAGCGAGCCGGTTGCGGCTCCGAGCTGGTGGACGGCGGCATATGGCTCATTCGTGCCGACGACGACATGATCGGGGGCGGCCCATGCGTTGATCGAACTCATCAGGACACCGCTGTCATGCAGCGTCTTGCCGCCTTTTTCCCGGGCGCGGTGGCTCGGCTCCCAGGCGGACCCGTCCGGGCTGACATTGGTGGTGCCGATCCGAACGCGCGCGCCGTTGACCAGCGCCCGGCCGATACTGTCCATCAGCCTGGTCATATCCTCGGACGCGGCGGCCAGCGCTGTCAGCGCCCGGTTGGCCATCGCGTCGTCCAATGTGACGGTGAACTGAACGCCTGCCATCAGTAGCCCCTCAGCCGGTCGCGGGTCATCTGACGTTCCGGGCCTTCGGTCATGGCAACGCCGGGCGTGGTGATCTGGGGTGGAACCTCACCACCATCACCGAGCGCGGCATCGCCACGGGCCACGGCTTTGAGATAGCCGATGGCATCGTCGCGCAGGCTTTTGCGCGCCTCCATGCTGTGGCCGATGTTCACGTAAAGCCGGTGCAGCGCGAGATCGCGGCAGATCACCTTCAGGATGCGCGGCACCGGGGTCAGCGGCACCTTCACCACCTTGGCGATATAGCTGTCGATCTCGGCCGAGGCATCGTCCAGCGCCGCCTGGATGCGGGCATCCTGCACCTCGCCCTCGGCATCGACATCAAGATCGGTCAGAGCCACGAGATCCCGTTCGGGGATACCGGCCTTGAACTCTGTGATGCTGGCATAGGACATGGTGGCGCTCATAGGTTGGTGGTTGCCGGTCTCTCCCGGCTGTCACGCCCAATGTGTCGTGCTGTTGCCTGACCTTTCGGAGCTTCCGCGCCGATCAGCCTCACACTGGGAAAGGACGTTTTCCCGCTGCCCCGGATCAGGAAGCCGTTGCGCCCTCATCGGCAGCATCGGCGGGATCGAGGATACCGTAGCTGATGGTCAGAAGCGGATCCTCCTGAAGCGACAGGATCTCCGCCTCGGTGAGTTCCGCCACCGGCACGTCCACGGCTTCGGTGCCGAAGCGACGATCTGCGCGGCGGCGCCCCTTCTCCGGTCCGATGATGCGCAGGAACGGATGGGCACCGCCCTCGACCGCCGCAAAAAGGTCGGCGGGCGACGGGTTGGGCGCGAGGATGACTTCGGTCGTAGTTCTGGTCTTCTGTGTGGTGGAACGGGCCATGATGGTCTCCTGTCGGTTTATCGAAGGGGCGGGCTGGCCCGCCCCTCTGGAAACCGACCGCCTCGCAAGGCAGGTCAGATGAGGGTGAGGCGACCCTCGACATGCAGTTCGGCGGTGTTGCGCCATTTGTTGGTGGCACCGGCAGCATCACGCTCGTTGAGCAGGATCTCGCGGCCAGCACCTTCGAGCGCCGGGGGCACGACCAGCAGCTTCGGCTTCAGGTTCAGCTTCCGGCCGCGATGACCGCGCATCGCCATCATTGCGGCCCGTGCCAGCGCATAATTCGCGGCATTGAGTGTCTGGCGCGATGCGTAAATCAGCTGCCAGGCACCGAAGCCCGAAGCGCCCCGGCGCTTGGCACCCCAGACGAATTCGTCCTGATTGAAGACGTTGTCGTCGGTCAGGCTGGTCTTGGCGGTGATCTTCGCGGCCTCGCGGTCCTGGAAGATCATCGGCTTGATGGCCCGGCTGTCATCGATCAGGTACCAGGCTGCGCCCGCGCCGCCCTGGAAGTTCGAGGTGGAAACCTCGACCCCGGCCTCGTTCTCGACCGGGTGATCGGTGTCGAAGAAGAACTGCCCATCGTAATGGGTGGTGTTGAAGCCCTTCTCCAGATGCTCCCAGACCAGATCATCCGGCAGCTCGGCCGCAGTCTGCGCCATATCGGAGACGAGCGGCGTGTAGATGCCATACTGATCGTCGGCAATGTCATCGACCGGCACCGCGACAGTCTTTTCGAACTTGCGGTTGGTGATGACGAAACCGTCGACCTCAAGACGCTCGACATAGCGCTCGCCAACCCATTCACGCATCGGCCCCAGCTCGGAGAGCTTCGGATAGGCCTGATGGCGGGTCGAGGACTGCACCGTCATCGCGATGCGGCCATAGGTGGTTTCAACGCCCGTCAAACGGGTGTTGAAGGCGGTGGTCATGGCGACATTCAGGGCTGCCAGGGAGGCCCGGGTAATATCCATTGCGGATCTCCGATCAGAGGATTTCGACGACGACGCCCTCGGGCGTCACATCCAGGCATTTGCCCGCGACGATGGTGCTGGTCGCGGAGGAGCCAACGGTATTGTCATCCACGACATAGACCGAGGCCCCGATATGGGCGCGGGTGACGGCGTTGGTCCCGTCATTGGCGAACAGGAACGCGCCGCGTTCGATATCCACCTGTTTCGCGCCGACCAGGCCGCCGGTGTTGTCCGCCTCGGCCAGCGCCACACCCCGCACACGGGTGGCAGTCGGAACCGCCTTCACCGCATCGCCCGTCGCATTGAGGGCAACCATCGATCCGGCGTAGATCCGGGCACCGGCCGCGACGGGGTCGCGGAAGCGCTTGCCGTCCCCGACACGGGTGCGCGGCGAATTCTTGCTGAGCGCGGCCATGGATCAGCCCTCCTGCATCGCGTTGCGGTTTTTGGCGAAGTCGGCCTCGGTCACGCCCATGCGGGAAGCGACCTGCCGTTCAAGCGGATCGAGGGCCTCGCCCGTGACCTTCGGGGCCTGCCTGCCCGCGAGCTGGCGACGGCCCGCCAGATCGATGCGAACCGGCGCGACGGCCTCCCAGGCCTCGAACTCCGCCAGATCCTTCGAGGCGAGCTGGGTGGCCCAGCCTTCCAGATCGGGGGTCAGCTTGCCCGCATCACGCGCGCGTTCGAGTGCCGTTTCGACCAGCCCGTCATTCACCGTCTTCTGGAGCGAGGCGAACTGGGTTTGCAGCGTGTCGAACGAAGCCTTCGGCACGAACTGGGCCGGATCTGCGGCGGGTGCGGTCAGGCGCGCGCAGATCTGCGTTACGGCATCATCGCCGGTCACCTTTGCCGCTGTGGTGATCGAGGCGAGCTGGGTTTCGGATGCGGCGAGCGCGGTGACGCGCGCCACGATGTCTTCGGGCTTGTCGGCGGCGATGCCGAGCAGGCCCGCGATCTGCGAGATCGGGTCCATCAGGGGTTCCTTCGAGGCAAGTTGGCGAAGCTGGGGAAGAGCGGGATCGTTGACGAGGGCCGCGCCCTCGATCAGCCCGACCGAACCATCGGGTCGGGTCTTGAACACAGGCGAGAGGAAGCGATAGCTGCGACCCTCAAGGGCGGCGCGACCTTCCGGGGTCCAGACCACCGAGGCCATGACCCGCTGACCTTCGCGGCGCATTTCCTTCACCCAGCCCGCCGCGCGGCTGTCGGCCCGCTTTTGCTCGGCCAGCGAGCGGTGATCGAAGTCGATCAGCAACTCGCCGCCCAGAGCATTCTGGAAGCTGGCCGCGATGACAGCGGGCACATCGGCCGGATCAAGGCGCATCGGCTTTGCGCCGCGATGGTCCGCAAGGCGGAAGTCACCAACCGGCAGGATCTCGATCCATTCGGCGGCGGGGTCGATGGCGACAGGCGCAAGAGCGCAGATATGGCGGACAAGCTGGGTCATGGACCCGTCTTGCCAGACGGGGTGCTTTTGGGGCCGTGGGATGCTGTTTCGGGGGGATTACCCGCGCGGGCGGAGACAGTCGCGGGAGGATCGGGCCACAGTAGCGTTCAAAACCGCGCCAGCGCCTTCAAAAACGCCCTCGTCGGGTTTTCGGGTGGAACCGCCCGCCTGGGGCCGTTCGCCCGCCTGCGGGGCCTTTGCTGCGCGACCTCAAACCGGAAGAAGCAGCGCCAGAAGATCGGCATGGGCAGCAAGGATCTGGCGCACCCGCTCCGACATGCGGAAATGATAGGTGATGACCCCGTGCCGCTCAAGCCAGAGCATCATGGCGTGACGATAAACAATCGCCGCCTCCTCCGCCGGGATCGATGCAAGCAAGGCAGCGCTGGCCCTGGCATGGTCGGCGAACACCGCCATCGGATCGCGCGGCGGCACCGCCGCCAGCACCACCCGCCAGATCGCGCCGCTGGCCGTGATCGAGGCGGTCGAGTGAAGCGCGCGCTCGGCCAGTTCCTCGATCTCGAACGGATGTGGCGGAGCTTCGGTGGCGCTTGCCCGCAGCACCGAGGAACCGGGAGGCGCTGGCATATCCTCGACAAGACGCACATCGGGAGCCTCGGCAGTGCCCGACTTCATGGCGAGAGGTGATCCGGCCGGGTCCGTCACCGCGAGCTGGCCAACACCGCTGCCAACCCGCCGCAGCCGAAGACCCTCGATCACCCCGCGCGACTCCGCCCGCTGGCTGGCGTCAAGGTCAGGGGTGATACCTTCAAATGCTTCGGTGATATCGAGCCAGGCTGCGCCGGGGTTGTTGTCGAAGCCGGGATGAACACCGCGCGGCACATCGAACACCTCGCCGGTGCGCTTGTTCACCCAGGGCCGCTCTTCGAGATCCGGCGGCGGATCGACCTCGCGCTTGTTCCGCTGCATCCACCCTTCGGTGCGCTGGATGACATGGCAGCCGCAGAAGAACCCGTTCGGCGGATAGATGCGCTGCCAGATCGGATCATCGACATGCCAGATCCTGTCATGGAACCGGGTGTGATCGTGGCGCTTCGAAGGGCGTTCGATCTGGATGTATTGCAGATAGGGAAACGCGCGCTTGGTGCGCTGGATCGCCGCCCAGTGCCCCGCCGCATGGGCCGTGCGCATGTTCGTGTCGAAGATCGTCCGCAGGCGGCGCATCGATCCGAGCTGCGCCTCGGCTTCCTCGCCGGTGACGGGATCGGTCATGATCTGACGGCCCCACCACCCCATCGCCTGAAGGCGTGGTGCCAGTGACGCCTGGAATTGCTCCAGTGTCCGCCCTTCGGCCAATGCCTTCGTCATTTCCTCGCGGATCGCGCGGGAGACATCATCCCGCATGGCCTTGGCGACCACCCAGTTCCGGGCGTGTTCTTCGCGGAACAGGTCAAGGTGGTGAAACCGCTGGAGCTGCGGCGCATAGCCCTTCGAGGTGAAATACTCGACCGCCTCGCGGTGCGGCAACGGGCGCAGATCGATCCCGGCCATGGGTCAGCGCACCGGCGCGCCGACTTCGCCTGCCACCCGGGCGGCAAAGGTCGATCGGTCGAGAAGATCGCGCAGCGCGCCGGGTGCGCCTTCGGTGAACACAGCCAGAATGTCCTGCACCTCCTCGAATGTGGTGGCATGGCCGATGGCTTCGATCAGCTGGCCAAGTTCGCCCTCTGCCGCCTCCTGCATGTCACCCGACTGGATCAGCTCATCCACCAGGGCGTCAATGCTGTCGCGGGGGGCGGGGCCGTTTTCACGGGCAGCCGCCTGACGCTGGGTCGCGGGATCGAAGGCGGGCGGCTGATCCGCCGGGGCCTGCACCTGCGACAGGGCGGGCGGCGTCAGCACCTCTTCGCCCTCTTCCGGCTCGCGCAGGGCAAAGACATTGCGGATCTGGCTGACGGCAATCTTCAGTCCGGCCTTGGGGCCCTTCTCCATCAGTTCCAGCATCAACTTCGGATCGGCGCGCTCGGGCGCCACGAAGCGGATCACCGGCAAGGCCACGCGGTGACCGGAGAAGTTCAGCCGGACGATGGCGCCACCGATGTCGCGCTGAAGGCTCCCGGCGAGCTGCTCAGCATCGGCATCGCGGATGTCGCCGCGCACCTCCTCGTGGATCTTGCCGACCGCATGGCCGCCCGCGATTGCATCCGTGGTCGCCACCTGCCCGAGAACGCCCTTGGAAATCTGCTCGTCCCAATACCGGGCATTGCCTTCATAGAGCTTATCAGCGCCGCTGGTCGCGGCGGCGATCACCTCAAGGTCCATGTCCTTCGGGATGATTGCGGCCATGTCCACACCGATCTGGCGCGCCGCACGCAGGAGCGTCAGCCTGTCTTCCAGCGATGAGCTGGGGCCATAGCGGCCGAGGCGGAGGGGATGGCCGTAGGCTTCGAGGAAGATCGACCAGTCTTTCAGACTGAAGTTTTTGAAGAGATAGGCCCATGCAGCGAGGCGCGCGAGACCGCCCCGGATCGCCAGCCCCGACTTGGCTTTGGCGATATGGATCACATAGGTGTCCGGCCGCAGGGGCTGCGGTCCGGCATTGTCGCGCAGCCGGATATGGGTGCCGTTGTCGCGGTCGAACTCGAACCAGCGCGGATCGACCAGTTCCAGCCCTGCCAGCCGAAGGCCCTTGCCCTCCCGCTCCCAGAGGATCTCCGAGACCGAGAACCCTTTGCCGAGTGCATCCATGATGTCGATAAGCGAGGTCTTGACGGCGGCGGAGCTGAGCGCCTGACGCACCATGTCGGCTGCCTCTGTTGCTGCCTCGGTATGGTCGCCCGCATCGACCTGCACCTCAAGCGACCGGATTGCGCGCTTCCTGACACCCAGAACAGCGGCATAGTGGAGATCCTTTTCCTCCATCTGTTCCGCCAGCTCCAGAAAGGCTGTGGCATCGCCGGTCTCGGCTTCGCGCAGGATCGAGGCGAGGCGCGGCGGTGTCAGCCCGTCAGCCGGGTGTCCGGTCTGAACCTGTCTGACCGAACCGACCGTCGCGACAGCCTGCCGTTCCAGCAGCTCTGCCGCCGTGACCCTCTGCATCGGGCGTCCGAATTGATCGAGCAGCATTACCACGCACCTCCGTCCTGACCCCAGCGTCCGCCGGTGGCCCCGTCATCATCATTGTCGCGCCGATCCGCCCAGCGGGACCGAGACCCGGGCGCGGACTGATAGGCGTATTCGGCAGTGCCCATCTCTGCGGCCGAGACCGCCAGTGCCCCGGCCCAGAAGCGGTCCGCGTGACCGTCGCTATCGCCGTCAGCGATCAGACGGCGGGTGCCGGTCACACCGACCTGACTGCGGATCGAGTGCAGGTCTGCGCGCAAAACCGGGTCACCGGCGGGCAGCCGGGTCTTTCGGTCCTGCATGCTCTCTTTCAGGGCGGTCGCCATGTCGAGTTTCGAGGCCGGTGAGAAGATCACCCCCTCGACCCGCTCGGAGCCGTGGCGGCGTTTGGCGTCCTCTACGGGTTTCTCGCCCATGCCGGTCTGGTCCATGCGGACCCGCACAACACGATACCGGCGCATGACCTGCGCCAGAAGCTCATCCTGCTCTGCAAAGCTGATCCTGCGCCGGGCGATGATTTCGCGGGTCCAGAGCACATCGCCGACCAGTTCGACCACCCAGATCACGAAAAGGTCGTTGCGCGCCGCGATATCGACCCCAACGAAACACAGCCCGCCATGGTATTCGTCCGGGCGCCCGGCATCTGGATGCTCGCATGCCGAGATCAGATCGTAGTCGAGCCAGCTGGACGCCTCGTCCAGCCATTTCAGCTCGTATTCCTGCGCCCAGGCATCCTCGTCCGCCATACCGCGCCGCAGCATCTCGACATCCCGGTCAAGGCCCTGGCGAACCGCCTCATAGATATCGACCACATGCCGGGACCAGACCGAATCCTCGGCCGTCATCAGTTCGTAGAACTTGTTGCCTTTGCCGTTGGGCGTCGAGATCACCCGCAGCTTTTGCTGTCCCTTCGAGATCACGGGGAAGAGCGCGGCCCAGATGTCGCGGGATTTGGCGTGGAAGGCGAACTCGTCCAGGATCACATTGGCCGAAAACCCGCGCGCGGTGTCGGGGTTCGCGGGCAGTGCAGTGATCCGGCTGCCGTTCGGAAACCCGACCTCCAGCGCCTTGTAGACGGCATCCGGCCCGCTGGCCTGCGGTGCGCGGAACTCGCCCTCGGAATAGGTCGGCTCTCCCCCCTTCAACAGGGTGTTGTAGACCTCGTAAAAAGCCTTGGTGAAAGGCTTCACCACTTCGGTCATCATCTCGGCCGCCTGCCGCTCGCCGCGCGACAGGATGACCCAGCGGGTGCGCCGATCATCGATCCACGCTTTGAAGCAATCGTCCGCGCATTCGCCGCCGGTCGAGAAGGTCTTGCCGGTCTGCCGTGCAAACATGCCGATCTTGAAGCGGCTTTCGTCCGAGATCCACGCCTGCTGATAGGGCATGAAACGGATGACGGGGCTGAGGGAAGCGACGGCACTCATTTCCCGTCACCGTAGACGTAGGCTTCGTAGCGATCAGCCTCGGCCTGAGCAGCCGCTTCCAGCTCTGATGTGGTGACCAGCAAATTGCGGATCGTCTGCGCACCACGCCGCATCGACTGTGCCAGATAGTCGAAACCCGTGCCGTCCAGATTGCGCGCATGGGCTTCCAGATCGTTGGCGACTTCGGCCGGATGTGCCACAGTCAATCCTTTCCGGTTTCACGGAAGCTGAGCAGGTAGGGGCGGTCGCGCCAGAAGCCGACGCGAGCGACATATCCCAGATGCTCGACATGGCGCTTGCGGCCGAAGGCCCAGGCGGCAGCGAGGGTCCAGATCGAGGCGGTCTTGTAGTTGGCCTGCGCGACCATGATCAACGCGCCAAGGGCGAGGTCAGTCGATTGCATCGCGCGCCACCCTTTCCAGAAGATCAGGGCGGAACCCGGTCCAGATCTCTGAACCAGAGCAGATCACCGGCAACGTTCGGTGCCCTTCGGCAAGCAGCTGCGCCGCTGCAGCGACCTCGGCCGAGACATCGACGTAATCGAAGGACAGGCCGAGCGCCTCTGCCTTGCGGACCGTCAGCTTGCAGCCCTGGCATCCGGGGCTGCCGTAGATGGTCAGAGCCGCCATCAGGAGAACCCCATGATGCGGCGCGCCTTCTCTGCGGCATCCTTTTCCAGATCGCCTGAAGCAACGGCTGCATCCAGCTTTGCGGATTGTTCGGCCCGCTCCGCCTTGATGATGGCATCCCGCAGCGAGGTGGAGCGGATCAGGTTGTTGAGCGCGGTTGTCAGATCCTTCATGCCGCGCGGGTCGGTCAACTCGCCGGTCATCATCATGTTCTTCTGCAACTGCCACTGGATGCCGGTCAGTTGCTGGAACAGCGCCTTCTGCGCATTGGCCTCGTCCGTCATGCTGGCCTGATCGAGGAACGCCCGGATTTCGTCCTGGGCCTGTTCCTGCATGCGGACATAGTCGCGCATTTCCTGCCCATAGGCATGGATGGCGGATTTGCCGATGCGGATCTCGATACCTTCTTCCTCGCACCAGAAAGCCAGATCCTCGGCCAGCTGCTCGTAGTCCGAGAAGTTCCTGCGCTTCAGCTCTTCGTTGAGCTTCTGGCGCAACTCGGCCGGAAGACGGTCGATCTTGCGGGGCGGCGGCATGTCAGCGCCTCGGGCTGGGGCGCTGGATGTCGGGATGCGTGGCCCGGCCGAGGGCAATATCGGCGCCACGCGCGGTCGCCGTCGCCACCCGAAACTCCGGTTGCCCGCCCAGCGTGACGAAGCCGTTCTCCGCCAGCCAGGCCAGTTCTGTGGTGGTCTGGTCGCGCGAGGTGTCGATGCCGATCCGGTCGCTGTTCAGCACATCGGTCAGGATCGACACATTCGATGTGAAGGTCGGGCTGGCCTCAAGGAAGCGCAGGATCGCCAGCCGCCGGTGGCGGCGAAGGGTTTCGCCGTATTCGTTCATCGCTTCGCACCCTCCAGCAGGTGATCTTCATGGCGGGTCACGATGGTCTCCAGCCGCCCCATGATCTGGCGACTGCCGTCCATCGCGGCCCGCATCTCGCGCAGGTCTCCCCGCATCTCGGCCATGCCGAGGTGCAGGGAGTGGATATCGTCCTTGGTCGGCATCGAAGTCTGGGCCTGTTCCAGCGAGGCAAGGCGCTGGTCATGATCGCCCAGGCGCTTGGAGTGGCTTTCGAGCCGCTCGGCATTCCGCTTCGATCCCGAGTTCAGCATGTTCCAGAGCACGGTGCCGACCGACAGCGCGGCCGCGAGAAGCGACAGCCAGGGAACCAACGGGGCAAGGCTGAGGGTGGCACCGTCCATCAGGGAACCTCGATCACTGCGGATCGGTCGGTCTCCGATCCGGCCAGATCAATGCCAATGAAGGGCAGGCGCTGCTGGATCTTGGCTTCCACCATGTTTTCCAGATCGGGAATGCCGAGGCCGAAGAAATCGACCGCATCGGGCGCCCCCTTTCGCAAGACGTGGCTGACGGCCTCCGCAACAGCCTCCTTGCCCTGCAACCTCTTGCCGAGCGCGGCCGTGATGCCGGTCATGAGTGCGGAATGCAGCGCCTCGCGGTGGCGCGCCTCGATCTCGATACCCCAGCGGTCGCGGGCGACATTGGCCGCGCGGATCAGAAGGATGCCGAGGATGGCACCGATCACCTGCAACAGGGTAGGAAGCAGCTCCCAGTAGAGCATGAGCAGAAAGTCGTTCATCAGAAAACCTCGCGGGATTGGGTGATCGGGGCGGCGTAGTGGGAGACAATCCAGCCCTCCTGGCCGCCGTAGAGAACGCGCAGCCATTCGCGGCCGTCGAAACTGCCGCGCCGGATGACCGGCACCACGGTCCCGTGCGGGATCGCGGCGATGATGTTGGGGTTGAAGGACGGCCAGCGCCGGAGGTTCAGCGTCTGCTGGTAACCGACTTCGATCACCACCATATCCTCGGCCGGGGCTGGCGCCGATTGTGCGTCTGCCTCGGCATCAGCCGGGTCGTCATGCCCCAGAACCCGGGCCCGGATCGCATCCAGCGGCAGAAGCGGGTTCGGATCGACCTTGCGCCCGGGGCTGACATACCAATGCGTGGTGATGTCCTTCAGCGCCGGGATGTCGCGAAACAGGGCAGTCAGCAGGTCGATAAGCGCATCGATCTGGGCACCCTCATGGGGCATCCACAGCCCGCGACCATGCTCTTTGGTCTCGATCTCGCGAATGCCGAACGGGCTGATCGCGAACTGCTGCCCCCACCACGCAGCCGCCATCGTATCGGAAAACCGCGTCATGCGGCCCGGGTTCACCAGTTCGATCCCGATTGAAAACGCGTTACAGCCAGAGCGGCCATGCCAGGAAGAGGCACCGGCATGGTTCGCGCGGCGGTTCGTCGGCACCTGCTGTGTGATGGTGCCATCGACCTCGATCACGAAATGGACCGAGGCCTTTGCGGTGTTTGCCGAGGCGAGATAGGCGGCGGAATTGCCCTCCTCCAGCCGACCGGCGGTATCATGCAGGATGACGATTTCCGGCGTGATGATCTCGCCGGTGTAATGGGCCTTCTGGAAGGCGATGCCCTCGACCCTGTGGTTCTTGACGCGCATGAATGCCCCCTTGAAGGGGCACCTCGCGGCCCCGGTCAAAGACCGGGATGCCACACACTATATATATGAGGCCGTGGGATGCGGTTTCGGGGGTCAGCCGAAGAGGGAGAGCTGCTGCGGCTCGACACCCGCATCGCGGCGCATCTCTGCCCGGAGCTTGCGCACCCACATGGAGGTAACGCCATGCTCCCGCGCCAGATCATTGGCCGAGCGGGTGGGTGCGGTCAATCCGGCTTCGAGGATCGCCGCGCGCAGCAGGTTCGCCTTGTGCTGGACCTCGCTGCCTCGGGCGGACGGGATATCGATCTTTGTGCCAGCGAACCGTTCCGCCAGCCAGCGCACCGCGTCGGGGCCGATTTCCGAGGCCAGCGCCGAGCCTTCCGCATTGTCCGGGCGCGGGATGTCGCGCCGCTGCCCGCCTGCATTGGCGATCACCTTCAGCCGGGTGCTGAGACCGAGATCGCGTTCCATCTCGTCAATCCAGGCGGTCATTCGTCCGGCCCTGACTGCTTCAGGCGCGGGAAGCGTGGATCAGAGGATGCCGGGGTGACCGTGGTGACCCGGAAATCGGAGATGACATAGCGGAAGCCATCGCTGACCAGACCGCAGGCCCCCAGCTCGACCGCGAGCGCAACCCGGCGCTCGACATCGCGCCGATGCAGGTCCACATCGATCCCGACCACCCTTTCGAGGTAGCGCAGCATCGCGTGGTCACTGACATGGGGCCTGCGGCGGGTCACTGGAGCTTCACCCCCGCGCGGCGGCACATCGCTTTGAGCGCCTGCACGACATCATCTATCTGCCCGGCCTCGCGCAAGGCATCGACATCAATCGGGACCGACTGCCATTTGCCCTCGAAAGACGAACGGATGAAGGCGTTGAGACCGGCACGGCCGGGCTTCTTCAGCGCACCGGCTTCGCCAAGCTGCTTCCACAGCACATGGATGAACCTCAGATCGGCGCGCGGCGCGAGCGGCTTTGCCCTGCCTTGGGCGGGCTTCCGGCCGCCCTTGAAATAGCTGTTTCCGAAGGGTTCAAAGCCGCGTTTCTTCAGGGCCTCGATCACCTTGCGCAGATCCGCGTCGGACATATCCGACATGCTGGCCTTGCCGGTCGCGACCATCTGGAGACCCCGGCGATCATCCTCGTCCAGCCCGAGCTGCTTGCAGCCGACATGGATCATCTTGCGAAGGTTGGCGGCAGTCATTGCGGCCTCCCGAACATGCGCTGGACTTCAACCAGCACCGCATTGCGGTGGATCGGGCAGCTCGGGCTGAAGAACAGCCCACCACAGGAAAAGAGCGGCTCATCGCTATGGAAGGGCGAAACCGGGCATTTGCAGCCCTTCTCCAGAGCGTCGATGGTGCCGGGAACCACGATGGTCAGATCGAGAGAGGTCACAGCAGCACCTCCAGCTCACGCGCGATGTCGTCAATTTCATGGGCCACGCGCGAATCGTCATAGGGACGCCTGATCACATAGACGCCCAGATCAGTGGCAGCGGAGCCGGTGCTTTCGACCGACATCTCCGGCCCGCGATCCAGCACCTTGGCCAGCGCCTCTGCAATCAGGGCAGTGCGCTGATGGATCGGCATGTCGGGATGAAGCTGTGCCATCACACACCACCGATCTGGCGGCGTTCGGGCGAGCCGCCCGCCACGCCCTGGGCAAGGTTGACCCGGTTGCCTGCCGCCCAGCCGGACCATGCGGCATCATCGAAGCGGACCTTGCCGCCAGACGGGCCGGAAACCGGCAAGGCACCGGCGAAACGCTCATCCCGTGCGGCCTTTGCCAGCGCATTGGCCTTCTTGTCGATGGACGGGCCGAAGATCTCGATCAGGCGGCGGGACAGCCTGCCCACCATGCCCATGGTGAAATCCCGCACGGCCGCGCGCCGCGTGGCGTCCGAACGGCGGCGGCGATAGAAGGTGCCTGCCTTGAACTCGGCAATGCCGGTGTCCACCGCGCGATTGAGGACCGCCACGAGATAGGCGGCGATCTCGGGGCCGGGGTCGCGACCGACAAAGACCAGCTCCGCGCCGCGCTTGCCCTGTTCATGCACGAAGGTGGGCGCGGTATTGGTGCAGTAGGCGACGATCTTCCACAGATCATCGCGGGCACTCTGGCCCTTGGAGGCCGAGCGGGCGGAGGCCTGCCCGATGGTGATATCGGCCTCTGAAAGCCCGTGTTCGCGCATCAGAGCCGCCGCCTTTTCCGCAGCGGCCAGCGCCTCGGCTTCGGTGCAACCTGAAGCCGTGGTCATCTTCAGGAGCGCCGCGATCTTCTGCTTGATGCTGTTCTGGGTCATCAGTCGCTCCTGATGACACGGTGCGCATCGGAACCACGCCGACGCCCCCGACATTCTGCCCGGCCCAGCAACCTGCCGTGGACGCTATAGACGTCAACGCCCTCTTCCAAACGGCGCGGATCGAACCGGACCTCGACGATGAGGCCGGGAAAGTCCTTCATCCAGTCGGACAGAAACCTCATGCCCAGAAGACCTAGAGCACCGTACTTCGTGGAAAGGCCACGCTTTTCCGTCCGATAGGGCGAAATCGGGCTGACCGTCGCCATCTCATCCAGTGCCCGCGCGTGTTCGCGGTCGAGGAAATCGACGCTGACCATGATCACGCGCTCGCCAGATCGATGGTCAGGGTCTGCCACGCGGCATCGAACGCCTCGCGGTGTTGGAACCGCAGATAGCTCTTGGAGCCAATGACATGCATCGCATTGCGGATTGCTTCCTGTCCGCGCTTCCAGGTCGGATCATCGTCCTGTGTCGCCAGCAACACGAACACGTTCGCCCGATTGATTTGGCCTTCTTTGTCCGTGTCGAAGGCATTGGTGATGATCGAGCGGATCAGCGAGTCGGCGGTAGCCGCGCGGCTATTCAGCACTTCGTCAAAAAGTGCCTTCGCGACCTGCATTTCCGGTCCATAGGCAATGCGATCCTGAATACGGACCTCGATCTTCATCAACCCGTCGAAGGTGGAATAGGTGCGGTTGCCCTTCACCCCGCCGACCTTCAGGCCGTACTCCTGCATCATCAGGGCGTCCAGCGAGCCGAGGTCTTCGTAGACATGGCCTTTGAACCGCGCGATCTGGGCGGCGAGCGCGAAGGCGAAGCCGAAGATCTTGCGGACCTGTTCGTCCTGCAACTTCTTCATGGCGGGGATGTTCTCAATGGCGCGAAGGCCCCCCTTGCCATCGGCCATGTAGAGATTGCCGCCAGCCTCGATAATGCCATCGGGAACCGGATGCGGTTCGAAGCGGGTGTTGTGGACGGTCATGATCTGTTCCTTTCAGGTTGGAAGTCGAGACCGCCGACCACCCGGAGTGCGGGGCGGCAGCGGCCGTCGCAGAGGCGGCGCTCCGCCTCCTGGATGAGGTCGATGAACTGGTATCCGAGGCCGTCGAGGCTTTCGGCGGCGGAGGGGCGACCCTCTTCGATCTGGCACCGCGCCAGCAGCACCGCCGCCGCGACCAGCACAACCGCAGCCTCCTCGTCCGCAGCCGAGAACGCGGTCAGCGCGCAGAACAGCTCGTGCGAGTGTTCGGAGAACTCGATTACCTCGATCTGATCGAGCAGGCTGGGTTCAAATGCCATGGCCGCTGCTCCGCAGCAGGATCAGGGCACCCCGGCGGGCATCCTGATCTGTCAGACCGGGATCGCCCAGCAGCCCCATCGCCATGGTGACGCGGATGTCGATCAGGTCGCAAACCGTGACCGGCTCCGGCGTCAGGATCGCCTCCCGCAGATCGGCGAGCGCATTGCGGTAGACCGGCTCGTTGAGGGCGCGCATGGAAATCCGGTCCACACCCTCATCGACAGTGGCGGCGGTGCGCCCGCCCAGCATGGCGCCGATCTGGCCCATGCTGGCTGTGGTGAGCTGGCGCAGGAGCCACATCAGCTCCTGACGGCGACGGCTGATCTCGCGGGTCTGGTCGCGGCCGGTCAGATCGGTCAGCGGGGTCCGGGTGCGGCGCAGAAAGCGCTCCAGCACCACATCCGCAGGGAGGAACACGGGGGCGGGCAAAGTCACGACACCGCCTCCTTCTTCAGGCGCGGGCAGGACCGACATGCGCGATACATGCGGACCCGCTCGCTGTTGGCGTTGGTGTAGGTCTTGGCGAGGGCCATCCAGTCGCGACAGATCGCGGTGGAAACCTCGCCCAGGGCCGGGCACTCGACAGTGGCGCGCATGAAACGGCCGCGCACGACATCCTCGACCGCATCCATGTCGCCCTTATACTTGCAGCGCAGCACGGCCGAGACGAGCGCGGCCGAGCGGCCGAGGCGCGCGGCTACCTTGTTCTGGCTGCTGCGATTGCACTCCTCTGCCAGAAGCCGGACCCATTCCGGCAGGGTCTCGCCCCAAGCCGCGCGCGCGATGGTCAGGGGATCGCTCACAGCTGACCCTCCGGCATGAATACCTCGCGGGAGTTCGGGTCATAGACCCGCTTCACCCGCTGTATTTGCGGCGGTTTCGGCCCATTGTTGCGCACCAGCCGGTAGCGGGCGATGCGGCCACTGGTGGGTTCGGCCTTGCGCAAAACACGCAGATAGCCGGTTGCCAGAAGCATCTTGCAATAGGCTTTCGCGGTCTCGACCGGGACTTCGACCGAGGCTGTCTCGATCAGATCCTCGAAGGTGAATTCCTTGAGGATATACATCCCGCGCCACAGCTGCTCGGTGACCGTGCCCTGGGTGACGGGCGACCCATCAGGCCGGACCCGGGGAGCCTCGTTGCCGATGTCGCGCACAAGAACCCACCGTGCGGCATCAAGGGCGCCGGTCGCGGCGGATTGCTGCAAGTATCCCGCTGCGGTCAGACCTTTCATGTAGTCGCGTACGGTCTTGACGTTGGCCCCCGCCCGGTCGGCGACCTCGGACACGGTGAAGGGAGCGCTATCGCCACCGATCACCCGGACAGCAGCCCAGATGGCATCGCGGGGCGATCCCGCCTGATCTACAGGTTTGCGGGCCATCACACGCCCCTCCGGGGGGCCGGGGCCTCGCCGCTGAAGAAGGTGATGTTGGGCGCATCTGCCATGGTGATGGCGGTCTTGCCCGCAGCAAGCGCATATTCGGCGATCTGGCGCAGGTTCACGACGATACGGCGGGCGCGGGCCTGCGACTGTTCCAGAACCAGCTGCTGCACCTCGGGTGCGATCTCGAGCTGTCGACATTTCAGGTGGGCAAGAAGACCGACCTCGCGCAGGTCTGCGGGCTGGGCGGCAACCCAGTCGAGCATGCGGTTGTGGACCCGTTCCCACCGGCGCAGCGTCTGCGGCAGGTTCTCCTCGCCGATCAGGATGACGGTGCCCTGGCTGCTCTCGTAGATGTCGCGGATGATGCCGATCATGCCGTCCTTGGCGACAAGATCGGCCTCATCGATCAGCAGCGGACGGCCGGACTTGCTCAGCTGGTCGCCGATCTGCTCGACCATGTCGCCGATGGTGCGCCCCGGCGTGATGCCCATGGACCGCAGGATCATCTCCGCGAACTTCTTGCGGCTCCAGGTGGATTTGACCTCGACCCAATAGGCCCGGGTTTCCTGCGCGTTCCAGGTCGCGGCCTTGGTCTTCCCATAGCCGCTCGGCCCGAAAAAGCAGGCCAGTCCCGGCAGGTCGAAATCGCGGTTCTGCACCCTGTTGATCAGGGCGTTCAACAGCAGCACGTTGCGCAGTGGGGCAACGCTGCCGCCGGTATTGATATTGACTGCTCCGTCCATCATTCTCTCCTCACTTCGTCCAGCCGCCGTGGGGCCTGCCCGCCCCCGGCGGTTTCCTTCATCCGATTGCGGCCTCACCGAAGCGGGCGAACATGGTCCGCATCGCCTGGAACTCGGGCAGGCGCTGCATCCGCGCCCATTCCTCGGCCTCGGCCTCTGTCACGGGTTCTCCGGCCTCTGATCGCCGTTCGATGTCGAGCATCCTGCGGAAGCGGTCGGCGCTGCTTTCCGAGGCCGCGACAGGTGTTGGGGCCGGTTTGCTGAAATTTGCAGTGAAGACCTTCAGGCGCTCTTCGTCCGAGGTGTCCGGCACCGGCACAGGGCGCTCGATCACCGGCTTGCGGATCCGCGCAGGGGCCAGCTCGACCACCTTTGCCTCGACAAGCGCGGTCTCGGCCTTCGGAGCCTCGCGCAACTCTGCGGCCCATTGGTCGATGCTGACCGGGCGGTGCAGGTCCAGCAGCTTCTTCTCGGCAGCGCGGCGCTGGCGCTTCAGGCGCGCAGCGGTTTTCGCGCCGACCAGATCGAAGAAACCGACCTTCTCGCGGCACTCGGCAGGACCGAGGAATTCGCCGGAGAGCGAATAGATGAACAGCCCGGCATGCAGGTCTTCAGGATCGAACCGCGCCACCACCTTCTGGCCGACATATTCGTTCATCCAGTCGGACCAGTAGCTGTTATCGAACAGCTTGAACGAGCCGTGATGCTTCTGGAGCTTGCGCACCTCCTGACCCATCAGCCAGAGCCGGTGCTGTTCCGCCGTCGCCTTGACGATCCGCGACTTCGCATAGCTTTCGGCGAAGGTTTCATCGAAGCTGCGGCCCTTGGCATTGTCGGTCAGACGGCCCGGGCGGGCATTATGCGCGGCGATCACCTGTTCGGTGACCTCCAGCAGATCGGCCAGCGGCACCGCGCGGCTGCCGTAATCCTCGGGCTTGGCATCAGGGCGGTTGCCGACATAGGCACCGGCGAAAGCAGGGTGGCGGGCGAGATCGTCTGCCAGATCCCGGAACGACCGTTCAATCGGCTTGGCCTGACCATGGCCGGGCGTGGCCCAATGGACCTTGATCCCCATCTGCGGCAGGACGCCAAGGGCGTCATCCTCGCGGACCTTGAACCGGAACCGCGTCGGAGTGCCGCCGGTCAGCCATTTGTTGGCAAACTCCCGGCCGTTATCGAACAGGCAATGGCGCGGGATGCCCCAGTTTTCGACCAGCTCGCCGAAGGCAGACATCACCGCGACCTTGTTCGGGTCGAGATCGACTTTCCACGACAGGATCTTGTTCGAGAACAGGTCCGTGAAGGCAACAATCTGGACGCGGACAGGGTCGGCGATATCCGGCCATTGCACGAACACATCCAGCTTGTGGCAGTCCGCGACCACACCTTCCATGGCGGTCATGGTGGACCGATCCCGGATCTGTGGCGGGAAGCAGCGGGCAAGACCCTTCTCGCCCTCGCGGGCGAAGACCTGCGTGACGCGCGGCACGTTCTCATCGAACCACCGCAGCGTGGTGCGGTATTCGAGGAAGGCGAGACCGGATTTTTTGCACCAGTCCGCGACCCGCCGATGCGCCGAACGCAGGCTGGGACCGCCCAAACGCAGGTAGTCCGCGCGGATGCGGTCAAGGAATTCCTGGCTGCATTCGGCCCGCTCCCGCTTCGGCGCGGCGGCGCGATGGCGGGGCGCGAGATAGGGCAGACGGTCGGCCGGATCGACCCCCTCGATCATCGCAACCCAGTTCCAGACCGTCCGGGGCGCGATATCCGCACCGCGCGCGACGGTATCGACCGCAAGGTTCTTGCCCATCGGAGCCTCAAGGCCCTCGATCTGCTGGAGGATGGCCAGCCGGTCGCGCGCTGTGGCTTTGACCTTCTCGGGCAGGCCATCAAACCACGCCCAGGCGTCGTCGCGGTCCATGCGGGCCGGAACCGCATCATCCGCAGGCGCCGGGATCGACTTGAGAAGCGCGGTCTGCGCCCGAACCGGCAGCAGCTTCCAGCTGTACTCCCAGCCACCGCCGCGCCCCGTCCGGCGCCGTGCAAGAAGCGGCTGCGCCGACCAGCCCAGCCGTTCAGCCATGGTATTCACGCCCCGCTTGGTCACGGGGACATCAGGAAGACTGGCAGAAGCCAGCTCCTGCGCGCTCCACCATTCCTGTGCGGGGGCAGACCTCATGCGTCCCCCCGATCCAGCGCGGCCAGAATGGCACGGATATCGTCCTCGGCCGCTGCGATCAGCCGCTTGCGCGCGGCAGAACCCGCGCGGGTCCAGACCTTCATGAGCGCGAGAAACTGCTCTTCAGCGGGGTCTTTAACGGGGGTTTCACCGGCATGCTCTGCCCGCAGGCTGCGCAAGGCGTCGGCGGCGGACTTGGCCCGACCGGCTGCGAGGCGATCAACCACCGCATAGCGGTCGGTGGGCTGGGTGATCTTGGCGATCTCGGTCAGATCCTTGAGCGTGATCGGCCTCGGAGCCTGCCGCAGGGCACGGACTTGATCGGGATGCAGGGCCGATCCGGCCGAGATCATCCGGCGGACATGGCGATCCGTCAGGCCAAACTTTTCGGCGGTGGCTATGGCAAAGCTAGCGACGGACATCGTGTCCGCCGCTAGACTTCCAGTGTGCCGGTTGCCCTTGAACGCTGCAGCTCGGGTTTCCGGGTGCAGCCGCTCATAGACCTCTTTCCGCGCGGCCAGAAACACCGCCGTGTCGAGCGCGTTCATCTCGGCACCGGCAAGGTTGTCGTCGATTTCCATCAGCCGCGACCAGTCGTCGGTCACGTCCGTCCAGACCTTCGCCTCGATCTCCTCCCAACCGAGCTGGCGCGCCATTTCCAGCCGGTGCGCACCCGCGATCAGCACGAGGCTGCCATCCTTCTTCTGGCGCACATGGATGGCGTCTTTCATCACGCCGGTCTCGGTGACCGAGGCGATCAGGCTCTGAACACCGGCTTCCGACACGGGGCGCAGGCGATGACGTGCATCGACATCCGCCACTTTCACCGAGGATTGCTGCATCAAGGTTGGTTGCTTCACTTCTGGCCCCTGTCTTCTTCCCGTCACGCCCAGGCGGCGCGCCGGACCTTTCCGTTCGATGTGCCCGGCACGGACATGCTGCTACCGTCACCGCGACTGCGGCACCCGGAGCAAAGACGATGATGGATGCCCTCCGACACGAAGCTGCTCCCGCAGCTCAGGCAGGGGCGCGGACCGCGTTTGGCTTTTGCATCCGCCTCGCGCTGCAATCTGTCGCGCAGCTGCTCTGCCCGGGTGCGGAAGGGCGTGATGTCGCCGACCTGACGTCCCTCCGGGTCGCGCACCAGATAGCCCTTGCCCGGCAGGTATTCGGAGCGGAAGGCGGGTCGGCCCGGCTTGGGAAGGTTGCAGTCCTTTGCCATCAGAAGCCCTCCAGGGCGGCGCCGATGGCCAGCATGCCGACCAGCATCACAAAGAGGGCGATCACGCCCAGGGCATCGCCGACCGTGCTGTTCTCGATCCGGTCAAGTGCCGTGCGCAGCGAGCGAAGCGCACCCCGACCGCTGATGCAGGCATCGCGACGGTCGGGGTGGCCTCCGCTGCGGCAGGGGCCAGCCGACCGCCGCGAAACAGGGTTGGGGGGAAGCATCATGCGGCCTCCTTCTTCTTGATCTTGGATGGGCGTGGGATCTCGCGGGGCCACTCCAGATCGGACGGCCAGAGATCATCGAGCGACTGAAACGCTTTCCCAACTCGCTCGGTGCTGATCCTGTATTCGGCGCTGCCATCTGAGCGGCGCGCTTCCAAGCGACGCAACGTGTCACCCGACCCGGTCACCAGCCTAGAGATGGTGGACGGTGAACGGTTGGTGTGGCCCGCGAGGGACCGGATCATAAGGGCGAGGATGGCGACCGTGTTATCCATAGCACGGTTGTGCGATTAATAACCCATCGTGTCAAGCCTAACCCCGTGTTATGTGTCACCCATGACACGATTCGGAATTGATGAACTCCAAGGGCGCGTGAAGTCGGCTGTTGATGCCGAGGGAAAGCGGCCGTTCGCGCGCCGCGCTGGCGTGGGCATTGGAGTTGTGAGGTCAATGCTGGATGGCAGAGATCCGAGCTTTTCAAACGCGCGGACGCTTGCAGCCGCCTTTGGTCTCGATTTGAACTTCGGGGCAGAGGGAGCTACGGGGACGGTCACAGATGCGCCCGAAAGCGAATTTGCCCACATCCCGGTTCATTTGGCATCTCTCGCTGCCGGTGGCGGCAGTCACAACGATACAGAAGAACTTGTTGGGCACCTTGCCTTCAGAAGGTCTTGGCTGCGTAGGATGAGGATTGAAGCCTCGTCAGCCGTTCTCGCCCGCGCATCGGGTGAGAGCATGGCGCCTACGATACACGATGGCGATATGCTGCTGATAGATCGGTCGAAGAGTGACCCACCCCAAGCGATCAGGGCGCCCAAAGACACTCGTCCAGGACCAATCTATGCAATTCTGGATGACGGTGCAGCGAGGGTGAAGCGAATCGAGCTTGCCCCGGGAGGGACGCTTCTGTTGCTCTCAGACAACCCCGCCTTTGCCCCGGAGTTTCGCCCCGCTTCTTCGGTGTCCATCATCGGTAAGGTGATGTGGTGGGGACACACAGAAAGGGAGTAGGATATTGTTAATAAATAAAATACTTTCTGCGCTAACGCTGAGCGTGGTGCTTTCAGGTTGCGCGATCCAGAGCCAAGAGAGCTTTGACGCCGCGCCATTCATAACCGAGGTGGCTGTCGCCCGGAACTACCAAGCAGTGTATGCCGACATCATTCGTGGCGCGCGGCTATGTTGGGGCAGTGGGCCGATAGTCTCGGCTGCACCGGCTGCAATGGACATCGACGCCCAGCTCTATCCTGACCTCGGCTATGGCGAGATCTATCACTATGCGTCGGGAACTGTCTTCCTGCCCTATGTCCTAGTGCGGGTAGAAAGAAGCGGCAGTCAGACCGTGGTGCGAACCAAGACTGGTCCGGCTGCCAATGCTCGGGCTGTCTTCTCGGATCGGGCAATTCGCTGGGCAAACGGCGACGTCACCTGTCGCTAGCAACGCCCCCACAGACCGAGCAACGAGACAGAACGAGCAGAAACCAGTTCCCAGTTCCCGCTGTCCGACTTAGACGCGAACTAGCGCGGTTATCTATAATATTCAGCATGTTATGATGAACTGGGAACTGTTCTGGGAACTGGGCGGCTCAGTTCCCAGTTCCGAAGCGGCTCACCCAGGGCGTTGATCCGGCGGGAACTCCGCAAACCCCTTGTTTCTTCGTGCTTATATGGGATGCTTCCTAGGGCTTTCAGGCGGCCGCACTCTGAGGCATCACCGGGGCTTTAAGGGTGGTTTCAAGGGCTACTGCAAGACATGGCCTTGTACGCCTGTCCGGGCCGCACACCGCCCGAAACCCCTGTTTTCATTGCCCCATCCGGCGTCTTCCGCCTTCACCCGGCCTCTTCCGGGTTCCTGCACTTATTGGTGTCCCTCAACA